TCTTGGGACGACTGCCCGAGAGAGGGATGGGATCGCTCCGAGAGTTCATTCCACGCAGCGACAACCCGACCCTGTGGCGTCAGGATGAGTCGGGCCGCTACGTCATGCCCGAGCTTCAGTCTGAGTTCCTCGACTGGCTGCTGACGCCGAAGTCTGAGCGGGAGTTGGCAAGTGCCAACGCCTGGGCCAAGGCTCACAACGTCAACAGCGGCACTCTGACTCAGTGGAAGAAGGACCGTCGCTTCCGCCGCGAGTGGGAGGACAGGGCCGCTTCCAAGAACATCTCCGTGGATCGTGTCCAGGGCGTTCTTGACACGCTGCACGAGGCCGCCATGCAGGGCGACGTCCAGGCTGCCAAGCTGTATCTCAGCCACGTAGAGCGGCTGGCGCCACCCCAGGTGGTTCAGCGTGACCCTGACGTGCAGGACCTGAGCGACGAGGACCTGCGTGAGTTGGTGCTGAGGCTGGCAGAAGATGGCTGACGACCGCTCACTGCTGGAGAAGGCTCGGCGTGAGTTGCTGTGGCGCCATTGCGTGCGCGATGAGAAGTACGCGCTACGCAACTTCTGGTCGATCAAGGTGCCTGGCGTGGGCCGCATGCTGTTCGATCTGCGTGAGGCTCAGGTTCAGGCTATCGACCATTGGAACGAGAACCGTTACAGCCTGACGCTGAAGGCTCGCCAGATTGGCTGGAGCACGAGCGTAGCGGCGCACTGCTGGCACACCGCCTTCTTCCAGCCCGACCGAGAGATCCTGCTGATCTCGAAGGGCGAGCGCGAGGCAGCACTGCTGCTGTCGAAGGTGAAGTACGGTCTGGCTCACCTACCCAGGTGGATGTGGGACCGTGGGCCTACTCTCGTCACCGACTCGAAGACTCAGGTCGAGTTCTCCAATGGCTCGTCCATCACCTCGCTGCCTAGCGCCTCTGACCCCGCCAGGTCGTTCGCTGGCTACCTCATCGTGGTGGATGAGTGGGCGTTCCTGAACGACCCTGACTCTGCCTGGGCTTCGATTGAGCCTACCGCTGACGTTGGTGGTCGCATCATCGGTCTGAGCACTGCCAATGGTCATGGCAACTTCTTCCACACTCTGTGGGTGGAAGCTGAGACGGGCGTCAACTTCTTCAAGACGATGTTCCAGTCGTGGCGCGCTGGCGGTCGTGATGACGACTGGTACGCAACCAAGAAGGGTGCACTGCCAGCCTGGCAGCTAGCTCAGGAGTACCCTGACAACCCAGAGGAAGCCTTCCTGAAGTCGGGTAATCCTGTCTTTGACCTGGACATCCTGTGGGAGATGGGCAAGCACATCGCAACGCCGAAGATCGGCATGCTCGTAGAAAGCGTCGTCTGATGTACCTGAGTTCACTCTTGATGTACTGCTTCTGGCACTTCTACGGCCTGGACAGGTCGAATGCAGCCATCCATACGGCCGTGGTTCAGTTCTCACCCATCACCTTCCGCCTCGCTGAGACCCTGACCGAGATGGGTGTAGAGGACGAGGAGGTCGCTCAGGTGATGGCTGACAAGGGCCGCTACGAGGAGGATGGTGGACGCTGATGCCCTACCGCAGCGTCAAGCAGCGCAAGTTCATGCACGCCCGCCATCCTGACATCGCGGCCCGTTGGGACCGCAAGTACGGAGGCAAGGTCGTCAAGAAGAAGCGCAAGAAGAAGTGATGGACACGTTCGTCATCTGTTTCGTCTTCGGGTTCCTGCCGCTGTGCGTAGACGCCTACATCGTGTTCTACGAGCAGCCCAAGCGACTCGGACTCTGGTGGTGGAAGAAGAAGCCAAATGCTGAAGCTGAGTGAATCAACGGGGTGGCCTCCTCAGGGTCCCCTCTCTGTGTGGCAGGAGCCGCTACGTGGGCATGGGTACGTCATCGGAGCGGACGTTGCTGAGGGCCTGGAGCACGGAGATTACTCGTGCGGGCAGGTGCTCGACGTCGAGACAGGGTTGCTGGTGGCCTCGTGGCACGACCATGCTGACCCTGATCTCTTCGGAGACGCGCTCGCTCAACTGGGCTGGTGGTACAACACTGCTCTCATCGGCGTTGAGATCAACAACCACGGTCATGTCACAGTTACGTCGCTGCGCAAGATGGCTTACCCACGCATCTTCAGGCGTCGTGTCGTCGGCCAGGTGACGGAGGGCTTCGCCCCTCAGTTCGGCTGGCACACCAACAAGGTATCCAAGCCAAAGATGATCGAGGGCCTGAATTCGGCTCTCAGGGATGGGTCCATTGACGTCCGCGATGAGTACACGCTGGCGGAACTCAGGACCTACGTCAGGGAATACACGCAGGCAGGATCGGTTAAGACACATGGTTCACCTCATGACGACCGCGTCATGGCTCTGGCTATTGCCGTGCAGATGCTGGATTTCACACATGTTGAGCACGAGGAGGAGCGGAAGGACGACCGCTGGACCCTCGACTGGTGGCTGCGACAGGCACAACTGAACCCTGAGGACAATCCTGAGACGGTGAAGCCTATCGGATCTCACAATGTGCGCTATCCGCTGGGACGAACCTGAGCAAGGGTTAGATACGACGCTCTCCCCCGACAAGGGATTTCACCAATGGCTTACCGTGACAACACCAAGACGGGCGTGACCATGCACGTCGGCGCGGACTCAGGCAAGAAGTCCGACACCCTGCGCAGCGTCGCTCGTCCTGGTTCTCGCAACCACAACAAGCCCGCTGGCGCAGACGCTGTCGGTTCGGCCAATGGCAACACGCCTAGGCCTGGCTACAAGCAGAAGTCTCCTAAGGCTGGCGGAACGGGCAGCATCGCTCGCCCAGGCGGCGCTCAGATCATCCGTGGCTGAGCACTGCCCCCACAGTGTCGACTCTCGACACCCTTGCCTGAGTTGCAAGCTACGTGGTTGGCGTGATGGCTCTAGCTCTCTGGGGGTTGTGATCCCCGCTGGTTGGAAGGGTCCCTCTGTACGGGAGCTAGAGCGCCGCCAGCACGAAGAGGCTGCTGCGCGGGGCATCACGATCGACCGCCCTAGCGCGTAAAGCGAGCGTAGATGGCGCGCAGTTCGAAGAGGAAGAAGAGGCTGGAGTTCTACCGCTCGGAGCTTGAGCGCGCTCGTGATTACCGCATGACGCAGGGCTATGAGGACATGTGGGAGCGCATGATCGATCTCTACAGGGGTCGTTGCCTGCCTGCCACGTCCAACCCTGATGACCGCATCGTTGTCGGCATTGCCTTCGGAACGATCAACGTCATCTTCCCATCAGTCTCAGTCAATTACCCCAAGATCATTGTCCAGCCCGCCATGCCCGAGGACGAGGATCGGGCTGTCATCACCGAGGCAGTGACGAACTACAACTGGCGTCACCATGACTACCAGGACCAGTTCAGGCTGGCCGTCAAGGACTACCTGGTCATCGGTCATGGCTGGATCAAGACCAGTTGGAACTACCGTGAGCAGATGGTGTCTGCTTCGCCAGAGGAGATGGAAAGCGACTACGCCGACGCAGTTGGTGAGGCGGATCAGTACGCCGCTGAGAACCCTGCCATGGCTCCGTACGTCGCAGACGACGCTGAGATTAGGCAGATGATTCCCTCTCAGAGGGTCATCGTGGCTGAGGATCAGCCTGTTATCGAGCGCGTCTCTCCATTCGACATGTACGTAGACCCAGAGGCCACCAACATGGATGACGTTCGCTGGATCTGCCAGCGCATCGTCCGTACTCTGGATGAGGTCCGTTCTGACAAGCGCTACAAGCAGTCTGTCAGGCTCAAGGTAGAGGGCGATGCCGCTGCTGAGCGTGTCATGGAGCAGCAGCGCAGCTTCTTCAAGCGCGGCAACCAGCACCCTGAGGACCAGCGTGTCACCATTTATGAGTGGTACGACATCAAGTCCAACACCATCTCTGTGTGCGCAGAGGGCGCTGACGACTTCCTGGTAGACCCTACGCCATGCCCCTTCGCGTTCGGGCATCCGTTCGTCATGCTCAGGAACTACGACGTCCCTGACTACTTCTACCCTATCGGTGATCTGGAGGCCATTGAGCCTCTGGTCCTGGAGTTGAACAAGACTCGTACGATTAGCATGGGCGTACGTAAGAAGTTCGCTCGCAAGTACCTGTACCGCGAGGGGGCGTTCGACGCTGCGGGTCGTCAGGCTCTGGAGTCAGACGTTGACAACACGTATGTGCCCGTAGCCGACGCCAACACGCCTTTCACCGAGGTCATCGGCGTTGTGCCCCAGACCAACGTGCCTCCTGAGATTTTCGAGCACAGCCAGCAGGTCGAGGACGACATCACCACGGTATCGGGTGTGTCTGAGTAC